CAATTGATCAGGTTCCCGGTGTTTGTGAGGTCGATGGCATTTGAGGCGGTCACTGTTCATTTCCCTTTGTCCTAAAAAAGAAAAGGGCCAGCTCTGCCCCTCCCCCGAGTGACGCCGCCGGCCCTCCGCTTCCTTGACTAACGGCCAAGACCCTTAAAACAGGGTGCGCGTCCCAGGGTGGAATGAGGTTTATTTTGCTAACTTCGTTCCGGGTGCGCCTGATTTCACTCCCTTTCACTCCCTTTTTTCGGAACCTCGGTACGTTGAAAGTACCGAACAACTGGTTAGTCGGTACTTTCGCCGTGAAGGGACTGCATTTTCATTACGTTGCGCCGATGCCCGTCCGCACGCCGCTGAGCCAGGGCATGTAATGCGCAAGCACCTGGTGCGCGTAGGTTCCAAACGTCCATTGGCGGGTGACGAGCGGCCACTCGATTGAGTAGTAGTCGCGCAGCAAAAGCTTTTCGCGCACGCCGGGAACGCGGCTTTGGGGATACGGATTCTCCGAAATATCGTAATAAATCGTGCCCGGAGGAAGCATCGGATGGATGCGCAGGGGAATGGCGCCCGCGCCGCTCGGATCCATGGAGTACAGCGTCTTGTACGCGTCAACCACAAAGCCGCCGAGGACGTGGCCTTGTTCGTCGCGAGTTACGTTGAAGTGATATGCGGTGGGGATGCTGCCTGAGTTCGCCAGGATCGCGTCCGAGATGCTCAGCTTCGCGTCCGCGGAACACCAAATCGTGTTCACGGTCGCCTGGCCCAAATTCCAGAAATAGGCCAGGTCGGTTTCAAGTTGCGCTACGCGGCCGTTCGCTACGGACGTGAGTTGCGCGCCAAGCTGGTTGGTCCAAAGGCCGGCGTTTGCCGCGTACGCGAGCAGGCCGTCGTAGTCCGAGGTGTTGAAGCTATGGTCGGCGCTGAGGCCGGCCGCGTTACCAGCTTGCGTGCCGCCGCCAGAGCTTCCGGTTGTCAGCTTCGGAACCGTGGTGATGAACGACAGAATCGCGTTGGCTGCTGACGGGCTCGAAGCGTCAGTGATGTCGATAAACCACGCCCAAGCTGCCGCGCCGGTCTTTGGCGTCACGGTGAACGTTACGTTGCCGTTCGCGGTGGTCGAGGAAACCACGCCAGACGATGCGCTGATCGCGCCCAAGCCGCCGTTGATCGTGGTCGTTGTGCCGTCGTAGTTCGTGCGCACGTACGAAGGCGTCAGGCCAGCTACCACGGTCGGAAACACGCCGTAGCCGTACTGCGCGTTGTTCGGGTTGCCAAGCATGGTGAGCTCAACAACGCGCGCGGAGACGTTCGTGGCGTTCGGAAAGAGCGTGCCAGGCGCGGAGCCAGGTCCGAGAACTGCGGCACCGGTGCCGGCAAGCGCTGCGACCGGTGTGTTTGCGGTTCCGAGCGCGAAGCCGTTATTGCCGGCCGCCGTGCCTGAGTTGCCGCCAAGATCCAAGCCCTCTTCACCGAGCCACAATTCGTGCATGCCGCGAATGTGTTCATCCGCGACGTTGTCGGTATAGCCTTCGCCAGCGAATTCCGCGGAAAACGATACACCGCGCTCAACGCCGATTTCTTTGTACGTCGCGACGTACGTGTTGTCGTCCGGAGTCGCGAGCGCGTTGCGTTGCCCTTCAAGAACGCCAGCGTACTGAATACCGAAGTTCCGCGTCGCTTGCCAGTGCGCCGCCGTGCCCGCGCCAGCATTGACTTTGCCTTTGCGCGGAATCGAATTGCGGAACGGCGTGTTGACGGGATAAATCAGGTAAGCGGGCCCGCGCAGGTCATAAAAGTTGTAACCCGTCGAAGTGGTTACGCCGGCCTTGATCATCTCGGAGAGCTGAGCTTTGATCAGTTCGTTGGCGGTAACTTCGCGCAGCATCGACTCCGCGATGTACGATTCCGGCTTCGCATTCTTGTCGAAGCGCTTGAATTTCTCGATGCGCGCTTTCGATTCCGGCGTCATCGACTTCACGACTTCGCGGGTTAGTGCCGCAATGTTGGTGACGCCGCGAACGTAGCCACCTTGCGGAAGAAATTTCTCCATCCGACCGCTTGAGTTGAGCATTTCTGTTTCTCCCCTTCGAACAAAAGTCGTGCGACTGAAAAAATGATCTGGCCGAAAACTAAATGCCGGCGGATACGCTCATGGCTTCGTCATCGCGCGGGGTAACCTGCTCGGCCTTTTCGATTTCTTTGCCATCGCGGCCGACGAGTTTCAGGTTTACGCGGCGCGCCGGATCGGTTTTGCGGAAGTCGGCTTCCTTGCGCGCTTCCTCGGCCTTGGCCAGCGCCTCATCGACAGCGGTCTTGACGAGTTCGGCGACTTTTTCCGGGCTGAGCGCGGCCTTCTTGGCGGCTTCGGCATCGGCGGCGGCTTTTTCGGCATCCTGCTTTTTCTGCAATTCGAGTTCTTCGGCGGTTTTGCCGTGCGAGGTGATCTCAGCGACGCCGAGAGCTTTCGCGCACTTCGAAATCTTTTCGTGCATGTGGTTCATGTGGTCGGTGTGGGCTTTATGCATCGCCTCGCAGTGGTCCGCGTGGGCCTTATGCATCTCGACGAGATGACCGTGTACGGACGAATGCGCTTTTTCGAGTTCTTCTTTGGTCATGGTTTTGTCTCCAGTGCCGCTTTTCGCGGCCTCAAGCTTTGAAATCTCTTTGGTGAGTTCGTCGAGCTGCTTCTGCAATTTCTCGTTTTCGGACTTCCGCAACGCCTCAATCTCTGCCGATTTCTTGACCAGTTCCGCGAGCGTCTCCGCGCCGGTCGGTTTCTCGGTGACCTGGAACTTGCGCAGCTCGAGGCTGCCATCGGTCTTTACGTAGCTGAAGGTCTTCTGCGACATCCGCGAAATCATTGCTTCTTCAAGGCAGGGAGAATCTACGAGGGAAACTTCGCCGGGATCTGCGGTGTACCAGGTGCTGCCGTTCTTGTGCCAGGTCTTAACGTAATCGCCGCCTTGGCTGAATCCGACCAGCACGCCGGCGCGAACTTTTACGCAGGCGTCGCGGTCAACGACTTTGAAACCCATGTGGATTTCTTTTTCTGCGTCGTTGAACTCAATCGACTTGCCGCAGCCAACCGCTTTGAGCTGGTGCATTTCGCGCAGCGGCGCGATCGACTTTTCCATGCCTTCGACGGCGGAAGTCGCTTTGAGATATTTTTCGTTCAGCTTCTGGTAGAGGGGTTTGGTGCTTTCGTAATCGCAGACTTCGTTTTCCTGGTCAGGCTTCTCCGCGGTAACCAGTCCGTAAACGAAAAGCGAGCCGTCGGCTTGCTCTTCGACCTTGCTGAGAGGAATGAATTTTTGAAACTTGAGCATTTGTGCCCGGGAGCATGTCTCACGACATTCCCCCGAAGCCTCCGAGGTCTAGTACTCAACCACGAGAGGAAAGCTACGGGCATTTATTTGTCATGCGCAAGGATTTTTTATAAATGCGTGCCGGTGTGTTCTGGCGGTAACGGGTGCCCAGACGCACAAAAGCCGCCCAGGTAGAGCGGCTTTTGTGGTGGTCCGACGGCCTCGGAGGCCCCGGTTTTAGCGCGCAGAATGCGCTTTTGCGCGTGTGTGCTGTTCTTCTTCCGGCTCGTCTTTTGCGACGTTTTCCGTCAGCGTTCGACCGTGAATTGCGTTCGTGTGGATAGTGACGTCATGGACAACGCCGAGCCACGCAGTTCGCAAATTCTCCGTGAGTTCGTTCCACGGCGGCATCGGATGGCCGTACTGATTCACGCTGTTCACGCCACGGCAAAACTTGAGATACGCGAGCTCCGCGACCTGCTCAGGCGTGTAGCTCGGAGCATCTTTTTGGGCAATTACTTTCGCTTCAGTCTTCATTTTGGAATCCTCCCTAGGAAGTTTTCGCTGCTGGAGACACCAACGCTATTGCCGAAAACCTCGCAGCCGCCATCGGGTAAACGCCCTACGCGGATGTACTAATTGGCGGCATCGAGGGCGCGGGTCCGGCCTCAAGAGTTGCGGCCGCATCGACTGCCGGATAGATCAGCTTCGCCAAATCTTCTGCGCTCATGTTTTTGTTGAAGGTTCGGCACTGCACGTGAAACATTCCGCTGAACACGTTCACGGAGATCGTCATGTCACCGTAAATGATTTGCTTCGCCATCATGCCCTCCTGGTTTGGTGAATCTACTACCGTGCCCTTGAACGTTGTGTCGGTAACGTGCGCGACGAGTTTGTCCCAGAGGCTCATTCAATCGTCGTCAGCGTCGGTTCCGGCAACCTTCGAGGCGAACACCACACAGCGACAATTCGGATGGACCGGCGGATACAAATCGCCGCTCGGAAACGGCTTGCCAAATTCGACTTCCACGTCTTCGTTGTCGGCGCATTCGTCGCACGGCTCATCCGCGCTCACCGTCCAAGTCAGCTTTTGCACCAGGCCGCTACGCTTCCAAACGTCGAAATTGCCCTCAGCTTGCGCATGCGCGACTTCCGTGTTGGCAATCATTTGCGCGCGCGCCGGTGTAAAGATTCCAGCATCGTCGTCGATCAACGCTTGCTGGATTTCATCCGCGATGTCGCTGATGTTGCTTTCGCCTTCGAAAGCGTCCGCGACAATGCTGCGGATTTTGTTACGCGTGGTGCTGGAGATTGCCCACTCCGCGGCGGGATTCTCGACCAGCTCGTCCGCGGCGTTATACTTCATGCCCACCATCTCAGCGGCACGGTCGCGGGCGTAGTCCGCCGCGATGTGGTTCACCGCTGAAATCAGCGCGGTATCGTTCAGCTCAAGCTGGATAATGCCGTTGCTGATTCCTGACTTCATCGCATCTTCAAGCGCAGGACGGATTTCCGCCGGCAACAATGCCCATTCGGATTCAACCGCTCTGGAGATTTTGTCCGCAATCTCGCCAGCGTCATCTTCGGCTGCTTTGAATACCCGGGCCTTTAGTAATCGCTTGGCTTCCTCGATCGCGCGGTCTTTCTGTCGGCGAAAGACTTTTCCGAGCGCATTATCGATGCGGTTGACGGACTGCACGAAGTGTGGCGTTGCGTGGTGCGGGTCAATACGAATAGAGTTTTTTTTTGAGCCGGTGAGCGTTGATTTCTTCGGCTTCGGTTTTTTGTCGTTTGGCGGTTTCTTGCCGTTTGGTTGCTCAGGCTCAGGCTCGGGCGTGGTTGCTTCCATCATGGTCTGCGCACGATCAGCGGCCGCCTGCGCTGCCAGCGGTATGAATCCTGTCGGCGTAACCACGCCAAGCATGTCGGCCTCCGGCTCTGAACGTGGTTGCCAGCCGCGGTCCTCGCGCGCTTCGTTGAACGTTCGCAAGCCTCCGCCGCAGTCGCTTTTGTCGATTGCCGACTGCTTCACCGGGTCTACATCGGAATTCTGTTCAAAGCTGGCTTCGTAATCCTGGAACCGCTTGTCGCTGCGGCCGAGGTAGTAATAAATTATGCGCGTATAAATCGACGATTCGACCCAATTAATCCACGGCTCGCTACCCTCTTTTTCGGCAGAGTCTTGATTCGATTCCGCGCTTGCACGATTCATCATTTTCATCAAACGCTGTGGCGATGTGCCGTAGTGAAAACACACTTTGCGGATGTGCAGCTCATCGAATGCGTCGGAAAGCGCTTCTGACTTCGGGAAAATAAACTGGTCTTTGCCATCATCCGAGAAACCTTGGATCAACCGCAGTCCGCGGCGCTTGGCGAGCTGCCCGGCCAGCGTTGAGTTGACCGCGTCTTGGGTTTCCTTGATTTTGTCAGGGTCTGCGGTAGCTGGAACAATCTGCATCGCGTCCGGAATACTCCCAGACGTGTAGTAGTTCAAAACGAATTGCAGCCGCTGGATCCCGATTTCTAGCTCTGGCGCCGCTTCTTCCGTCGGACTCATGCCGTACATCCAACCCGTGGTGGTGTTGCGCGCCACAATGTTGCGCGGCGCATAAAGTAGCTGGTCGGTCGTAAGGTCGACGCGCGGAATTCCGTAGTAGACCTGTGCGTACGCAGGGTCCGGCGCCATCGGCCGGTAGCCTTGGTCGTCGATGTACGTGGTAATTGTTGAGCCATCGATCGAGCGTATTTCCTGCACTTCGTTTTTGCGATTCGTGAGAAACAGCACGCTGGCCGCGTCGATTACCAGCATGTCGTCAAGCAGCCGCCGCAGGAATTCTGCTCTGGTCTGTGCCGGATTTGGATGATCGAGGATGTCGCTGATCGCGCGCATGATGCCGATGTCTGGCTTTCGTTTCGCATAATCCTTGCCGGATTCACCTGGCAGTCGGCGCAGCCGCACGTTTAGCGGAAGCTGGCAAATGATGTCTTCGGTGTTTGAAATGCACGCGCGCGCGAGCGGATAGCGTGCGAGGTCACGCAATTTTTCCGCGCTGTAATACTCGTTTGCGCGTGGCGTGTAATTTAAGTTTTGGCCAAGGTCGTAATTGAAGCCCAGCGGT